CAGGGAGCTGGCGCTCTCGATCGAACGGCGTGCAGGTATCGCACCGGATGCAGATGGGCTTCGGAAAATCCGGGAGTGGGCAACAGAGATTGTTTGCCAGTGCGACATGGTGGAGCGTGTTCAGGGACAGGCAGAACCGGCGTGGAAGAGTGAGCTGCAGGATGCGTTCCTGCGAGGCAGCAGATTATAAAATCGAAAGGAAATTTTATGGAAACATACAAGGGATTTAATAAAGACATGACTGCTAAAAATGGATTCCAATACAAAGAAGGAAAAGAGTACGAAGAGGAAAAAGCCGTCGCTTGCGAGTGCGGTTTCCGTGCGTGCGAATATCCACTGGACTGCTTTGGATATTACAGCCCGGCAAATAGCGTTTACCATATCGTAGAGCAAAGCGGAGAGCTTAGTAAAAATAGCAGTGATACAAAGGTTGCGTCCACAAAGATTAAGATCGGCGCAGAGATTTCGATTGCTGGACTCGTTAAAGCGGCAATCGAATATACAAAAGAGAAGGCAAAACCTGAAAGTGACGCTACAGGAGACTACGGCGCTTCCTCCGCTACAGGATACTACGGCGCTTCCTCCGCTACAGGAGACCGCGGCGCTTCCTCCGCTACAGGAGACTACGGCGCTTCCTCCGCGACAGGATACTACGGCGCTTCCTCCGCTACAGGCAAATGCAGTGCATCCTCCGCGACAGGATATTGCGGTAGCGCAATCGCAGGGAACCCAGAAAGCGTTGCGGTAGCTTGGGGATACAAAAGCAAGGCAAAAGGAATTGTCGGGGCATATATCGTGCTTGCAGACTGGGAAGAAAACGGAAGAGGTTGCTCGGGGCAAAAAGAATGGTCTTTAAAAAGCGCAAAGATGGTACGCATTGACGGGGAAAAAATTAAGGCTGACACATGGTACACGATGGAAAACGGGGAAATTGTGGAAGTGGAGGAATAGTAAATGCGAGAGAAAGAAATAAATATTTGCCCGTTCCGCGTCACAACAGTGACTTATCCACCAATATTAAAAGGAACCGGAGACGTTACGAAGGCTTATTTTGAGCCATGCTTAAAAAAGGAATGCCCAGCATTTTATATTTTGCATGGAATACATGGGCAAGAATACGAACGGTGTAAAAGGTTAAATTGTATTGAAAAATATGAAAATAGAACTAATTGATGTTGATGGACATAATTTTCCGAGTTTGCCTCTTATGAAGTTATCTGCATGGCATAAGCAGCAGGGAGATAATGTTGAGTGGTATAATCCGCTGACCGCATGGATAGAGCCGCCGGATCGGGTATACATGAGTAAAGTGTTTACATTTACACCAGATTATCCGCATCCGGTATGCGCAGGGGAGGTAATAAAAGGTGGAACAGGGTACTATTACCCGGACGGTGGGGATCCTCTACCAAAAGAAATTGAACATATATATCCGGATTACACTCTTTACCCGGATTTATGTAAAGACGTAGCATATGGGTTCCTTACAAGAGGATGTCCCCGTGGGTGCGATTTTTGCATCGTAGGGAAGAAAGAGGGAAGATGTTCCAAGAAGATTGCCGATTTGTCCGAGTTTTGGAACGGTCAGAAGAATATCGACCTGCTTGATCCCAATATGTTTGCTTGCTCGGAATGGAAAGAATTGAGCCAGCAGCTTATTGATAGCAGAGCATGGGTAGATTTTTCTCAGGGCTGTGATATTCGCATTATGACAGAAGAAAAGGCAGAATATATCCGGCAGATGAAAATTAAGCAGATACATTTTGCGTGGGATAGATACGAAGACAAAGAGAAAATCATTCCAAAATTCGAAATGTTCCAGAAACTTACCGGATGGAAGCGCCAGAAAATGACAGTATATGTACTGTGTGGATTTGACACTACACTAGATCAAGATTTAGAGCGGATATATACACTACGAGATATGGGATACAGCCCCTATGTGATGATCTATGATAAATATAAGAGAGCGCAGGGGGATGAATTGAGACGGATGCAGCGATGGGTAAATTCAAGATTTGCCTTTGCAGCTGTGAAAAGATTTGAAGATTATTTATAAAAGTTGCCCTGAATTATGTATAGCGAAAAGGCAGCCTATTTGTAGGCTGGATAGGGTACAGCCAGATGAGTCTGGACAGATGCGCTTTGCATAGTAATAGGAGAGTGTGAATGTATAAAAACGCAGAGGGCTACCGCGTGCCACGGAGAACACGAAAGATGGAGAAGAGAACATGGGACGGAAAAAGACAACGATGGAAATAGCCATCGAAAAGGCAGAGCGAGAGTTGGATAAAGAACTTAACATCCGGACGCCGCTAATCTATTGTTCGGCTGCCATTGCTCTGCGCCGTGAGTGGGGATGGGGAACGAAGAGGATCATGAATGTGTTTGACCAGACGCAGGTCATCTGGGAAGAATGTTCCAGCACGAATGCCAAAAGCATGATACAGATGCTCGACGAACAGACCGGAATTGACCTGCGGATTCCGGGGAGTGACCGGAGCTGGAAAGATTTGGCTTTTTTAAACGGTGACATAAACATGCGGTTGTCCCCGCAGCGGTGGCTATATATGCGGCGGCAGCAGATTAAGTGGACAAACGCTCAAGTGAGAGCCTGCTTGTTTTTATCGCTAAACCGGGCGGAAGGATTCGGCGGCGTGCGGATCCAGCGTTTGACAGAGCAGATGGACGCTATACAGCAGGAGTATAACTGCAACGTGGCGGAGCTTATCAAGGCCTGCAAGGACATAACAGGCGTACAGTTGCATAGCGAGCTGTTTAAGGGAAAATGAGAGGAAAATGATAATGAAAAATAGAGAAAAATACGCAAAAAAGATTTTGGATATTGTATGCACAGGGCATATTGTTGCTGTAAAAAATGGAGTGCCGTGTATGTGTAAAGCAATAAGTTGCAGGGAGTGTTACTTGAATACCACCGCTGGGTGTGTCAACAACTTTATAAAGTGGTGCAATGCAGAATACATCGGGACTCCGATTGATTGGTCGAAAGTGCCAGTAGATACGCCGATTTTGGTAAGAGATTCAGAAAATGATATGTGGGATAGAAGGCATTTTGCAAAGTATGAAAACGGTAAGGTGTATGCCTTCAGAATCGGGGGAACAAGTTGGAGTAACGACTGCTATACATGTTGGAAACATGCAAAGCTTGCCGCGGATGACGAGATGGACGAAAATAGCATCCTGCGGGCAGATGGGAGGGAGGAGAAATGACAGAAAACAGATGGATTCCCGTAACGGATCGGTTGCCGGAAGATGATGTTACTGTCCTGGTAACTGTTTCCGGGATATATAATGCGATAACATTTGAGGGCGCAATACAGATTGGGGCATACTACAGGGAAGGGTGGCTTATTGAGGGATACGAAGAATGGGATAATCCAAATGTGGCAGCTTGGATGCCACTCCCTGATCCATATATGCCAGCAATAGAGCAGGAACCAGTTTGAAAGTGGGGAGAGAAAATGCAATTTATTGATTTCTTTGCGGGGATAGGCGGGTTTAGAAAAGGAATGGAGTTGGCGGGGCATAAATGTGTTGGATTTTGCGAGTTTGACAAATTTGCAACGGCAAGCTATATCTCTATGCACCTACTCACGCAGAAACAAAGAGAATCATTAGAAAAAGTGCCGTTGAAGAAACGGCAAAAAGAAATATTGAAGGAGGAATACAGAAATGGAGAATGGTACGCAAATGACATTCGAAGAGTATATGCAAGAGACATTCCAAGGGCAGACTGCTGGTGCTTCGGATTCCCATGTCAGGACATTTCTGTCGCAGGAAAGCAAATTGGATTTCAAGGAAACCGCTCGAGCCTGTTTTTCAGAGTTATGTACCTTATCGGACAGCTCGAGGAAGAAAATAAACCCACTTACCTTTTCATTGAGAACGTTAAGAATTTGCTTAGTGTTAATGGAGGATGGGATTTCGCCAGGCTGCTCGTTGAAATGGACAGGGAGGGGTACGATGCAGAGTGGCAAGTTCTCAACTCTAAAGATTTTGGAGTGCCGCAAAACAGAGAAAGGTGTTTTATTATCGGACATCTTAGAGGACGAAGTACCGCAAAAGTATTTCCTGTCGAAGGAACAGACGGGGAAAATAGTGTTCAAATAGTCGGTCATAAAGACGGATACAGAAGAAATGCGCAGGTCTTTGCACCAGAAGGAGCAACAGAAGCACTTGATACTGGACAAGGCGGTGAAAGAGGTCATCATGTTACATTGCCGTGTTTCATTGATTTGTGCTACGAAGGCTCACAGATGACAGAGCAGGCACGATGCTTGAAAGCAAGATACTACAAAGGCATGGCGAATCATGCAGGGCAGGACAGCGGAATTGCAATTCCAGTATTAACACCCGACAGAGCAGAAAAACGTCAGAATGGAAGACGATTTAAAGATGATGGAGAGCCGATGTTCACGTTGACAGGACAGGACCGGCATGGAATTGCGATTGAGGTCAAGGAAGCAACAGCAAACACGCTTGATACAAGCTGCAATCAAGGGATTTTCGTGCAGGTATCAGATGAACTGATTGTATACGCGGTCTGGTATGAAAAGCTTCAGTGTTACATAGCAATCCGAAAGTTAACGCCAAAAGAATGTTTTAGACTTCAGGGGTGGGCAGATGATTATTTTGAAAAAGCAGCGTTTGTTAATTCAGATAGTCAGTTATATAAGCAGGCAGGAAATGGAGTCACTGTAAATGTTATTTGTGAGATAGCAAAGAAACTAAAAAGGGGCGTTAAAGATTGAGTGCAACATATATGCATAAAGTGGTACCTATTGTTAATTAACAAAGATGAGATTTGATGGAGGCGGACAATGCCGATTGAATGGTTAAAATGGAACGATGACGTTGAAGAGTGGGGGGAGATAGAGTGCCCGATGCTTGGAAACGAGATGGTAATCACATATTATCCCAAAGGATGTCCTTGCTATTATTCTTACACAGCGCCGTTTGTGAATGAAGATGGAGACATTGGATATTACAGATATGACCATGATGAGGGATGCTGGGACGAAGATACGTTCTTCTGCATCGGGAATAGATGATACCAAAAACAGAGGGGAAGCCGCAGAATTACACCTAACCGGTCGGATCCGGCGCGCCAGCTTGTGTGCTGGTTCCCTCTGTCTGCACAGATATATCCTGCGGGAGTTGGATATGGTTACAAAAAAATAAAGCAAAAAGAAAGAAGGTGGGAAATGTGGGAACAAGGGACACATACTTTAATGGTTACGGTCTGACATACAATGAGGTAAAAAAAATAGAAGACAAGTGCAAAAACGCAAAGGGGAGGGAATTGGAACTGCTGCTTTTGGCTGCGGAAAGCGCATATGCAGAGTTGGCGCAATATCTGTTTTTTAGTTTGACATCGGGGCTGGGGTATGACAACATCTCAAAGATATGCAACATCCCTATCGGGAGGAAAGATTTTTATGGGCATCGCAGGAAAACGATATATCTATACAACAGCTATATGATACTGGAAGGACATGCAATTGTGTAAAAGGGGTACGCGGATCAGGAAACGAGAATGGTAAAATAGAATAATAACTGTATGGGGTATGATATGAATTGTAATGCTGTCATGAAAAAGCTTCAGCGCGCCATACTGTCCACGGGGCTCGTAATCAAAATTTCTACCAGCCAATTTTACAGCGAAGAGCAGGACAGGATGATAACGATGTGGATCTTAACAACACCTACACTTCAAAACGGGCGGAACGGATGGAGGATGAGGGACTACGAGATCTTACGGACGGCGAGCGCGATTGAGGTGGTGAAATGTTTGACAGATATATGGGAGCAGTCGAAGGGACGGTGAAAAAATGCTAACACCGAAGCAAAAGGCGTTTGCGGATTATTATATAGAGTGCGGGAATGCGACAGAGGCGGCGAAGCGGGCAGGGTATAAGAAGAAAGCGGCATACGCCACAGGCTCCGAAAACCTGAGAAAGCCTCAGATAATTGAATACATCGAAGAACGGCAGAAACAGATTGAGGACAGCCGTATCGCCTCTGCTGCGGAAGTAATGCGGTATTTTACGTCTGTCATGCGAGGCGAGGTGAAAGACCAGTTCGGACTTGACGCACCGCTGGCGGAGAGAACAAAGGCCGCTGTTGAATTGGCAAAGCGAAAGGTTGATGTGGCACAGAACACAGATACCGGCGGAATCGTTATTGTGAATAACATACCGAGGTCTGGGAAGGAATAGGAGAGTGAAAGCAGAGATATTTCTGACGGACATAATCGCTCCATCTTTTTACGATATACATAACGATATTATCGAGGGCAAGCACACTTATTATACCTGCTATGGCGGTCGCGGTAGCTGTAAGTCTTCATTCATATCCGTAGAGATCGTTCTGGGGATGATGCAGGACGCAAAGGATGGAGTTTTTAGCAATGCGGTAGTGTTCCGAAAGGTGGGAAACACACTCCGGGAATCCGTCTTTGAACAGATTGCGTGGGCGGTTGACGCGCTGGGAGCCAATGACCTGTGGGCATCCAGCGTCAGCCCCATGCAGTATGTGTATAAGCCTACCGGGCAGAAGATCATTTTCCGGGGGCTGGACAAGGCAAAGAAAACGAAGTCAATTAAGACGAGCCGAGGGTATTTTAAGTATCTCTGGTTCGAGGAACTTGACGAGTTCGCCGGGATTGAAGAAATCCGTACAGTACAGCAGTCTGTTCTCCGTGGCGGGAGCAAGTTTGTGGTGTTCAAGTCCTTTAACCCACCCATCAGCCGGAGTAACTGGGCGAATGTGTATGTCAGCGAGCCGAGAGATGACAGTTATCGGCATAAGAGCGATTATACAAGCGTTCCTGCTGACTGGCTGGGCGATCAGTTTATAGCCGACGCAGAGCATCTCAAGACCACGAATGAGCGGGCATATCGGCACGAGTACCTGGGCGAGCCTGTGGGACTGGGAACCAATATCTTCGACATGCTGGAGATCCGCACGATAACCGACGATGAGATCCAGACATACCAGTCAATTTATCAAGGTCAAGACTTCGGATGGTATCCGGACCCGAAAGCATTTATCCGTGCGGCATATGTCCCGAATAAGGAGAAAATTGTACTGCTGGATGAGCTGGGCGGGTGCAAGATCAGAAACGCAGATATGGCGCAGATGATAAAGGACAAAGGGTACGAAGATTATGCGCTGATGTGCGGCGTGGATGAACAGGAGAGCATTGTGGATCTTCGGGATGCTGGGATCCCTGCCAGAAACGCCATCGTAACACCAGGAAGCCGGAAGTATACCTTTGAATGGCTGCAGTGTCGAACAATTGTCATTGACCCCGCTAGAACCCCGCGGGCGTACAAGGAAATTACAGAATATGAGCATGAGGTAGATGGAAATGGGGAGGTAATAGCAGATTACCCAGATGGTAACGATCATTGGATAGACGCCCTGCGGTATGCTATATCTCCTATGGCGATGAGAAGAGGGCATAGCGCATAATGGGTTTAATAGCAACTGTTAAAAGGTGGATAGGTATGATATTTAAAAAGCAGGCTGAGAAAGATTTCAGGGTAAAGGATACCACGTCTGCGCAGATGATGGCAAAGGTTGCAGAGTGTGCCAACATCTACCGCGGCGCGCCGTACTGGTTAGACGCAGATAATCGAATAAAGACTATAAATTTTGCAAAGGCGGTATGCTCCGAGACGGCGCGGCTCGTCACGCTGGGAATTAAAATCCAAATTAACGGCGGCACACGCGGGGCGTGGTTGCAGGAGCAAATTGATAAAGCATATTATAGCCTACGACATTGGGTAGAGTATGGCTGTGCTTATGGCACGATCATTGTAAAGCCTAATGGCGGCGGGCTTGATATGTTTACCCCTCTGGACTTTTTCGTGACGGAGCAGGACGATAACGGGAATATAACGGGCGTTGTGTTTAAAGACAGCTATGCGGCTAACGAAAAGTTTTATACACGCTTGGAGTATCATAGGTTTGTCGAGACGAGGACGGAGGCGGGCGTGATATACCCGTATGTGATATCCAACAGGGCATATGTATCAAAGAGCAGCGAATCCCTCGGCGATCCTATCCCGCTGGAGCAGACAAAGTGGGCTGATCTGCTGGAGGAAACGCCGCCGATTCTCAAGGGCGGGAACGAAAGACTTGATTCCCCCATGTACGGAGTGTTCCGCACCCCTGCTGCCAACAACGTAGACCTTTCCTCTCCGCTGGGAATGCCGATATACGCGGAAGCAATCGAAGAAATGAAAGACCTGGACATCGCATACAGCCGGAACGCCGGTGAGATATATGACAGCGAGAAGATCATCCTTGCAGATGACAGGCTGATGTTTGACAGCGGGAAGAACCTTAACGGGCGCATCCCAGACGTTAAGCTGCCGCACTATGTAAAAAACGTGTTCGGCAACAGCCCGGAAGAGTTTTATCAGGAGATTTCACCGCAGCTTAACACAGCCACACGCCTGGACGGAATCAATGCTCTCCTGTCCCAGATAGGGTATAAATGCGGGTTCGCTAACGGCTATTTTGTTTTTAATGAAGCGAGCGGCATCCAGACAGCGACGGGCGTGGAAGCGGAGCAGCAGCGAACCATCCAGTTTATTAAGGACGTGCGGGACAAGTTGGAGAGTTGCCTTAATGATGCTATATATGCCATGTCGGTGTATGCGGATTTATACGCGCTTGCCCCTGTCGGGGTTTATGAGGTCGTGTATGACTTTGGCGACATCACGTACAACCGCGAAGAGGACAGGGCACGCTGGTGGAGCTATGTTGTGCAGGGCAAGGTGCCCGCGTGGATGTATTTTGCCAAATTCGAGGGCATGACAGATGACGATGCGAAGGCAATGGTGACGGAAGCGCAGCCGAAGAAAACGGGGCTGTTCGGGGAGGAATAAGATGGAGCCGATAACCAGAGAAGAGTATTATCTTGCAAAGATTGCAGGGACATATGAGGGCAAAACGCCCGCGCCCGTGACTATTGAAGAATATTATCTTGCTACTATGGCGGGGGATTATTCCGGCAATACCCCGCAGCCCGTCACGAGAATGCAGTATTACATGGCAAAGGTAGCAGGAGTATGGGGCGGGAGCATCCCTGCACCCGTGACACGATTAGAATACTACTGGGCGGCGATTGCCAACGGAGAGGGGAAAGTCTTTCCGCCTGTGACACGAGAGGAGCATTTCTTGGTGCTGGTAGCCGATGCGTACAGCGTTGTGCTCACGGTCGTTACCGGCAACCCCGCCCTCTTGGAAAATTCAAAGGGGAATCGTGGGCTGGAATCCCTTACCCTCTACGGCAAATCAACGCAGATGAACACGACTGGGGCACAGTTATTGCCGTTTGAGGTAGGGAAAAAGGGCATAAATTTTGAGGTATTTGAAGATGGGATAGTGATATCCTGCAAAAAAGGAACCGATATCTATGCAGTTGGACGACCAGGCCCTGAGTTTGAAAGTTCATATGACGATTTCCCGTTATTAGCACCGGGAGAATATTATATTTATTCAGACGGCAAATATGTGGAATTACTTGTCACTACATTTGTAAATGGGGAATATTTAATTTTGGGAGTTTCCAGAAATGGATCTGCTGTAAAAATTAAAGTAATTGCTGGATATAAATTTCGGATATTGATTAGATGTAGAGAAGACTTTGATGGCAAGGTTAAGGCGATTATATCCAAAAGATATCCAACTGCATCCAATTACGAGCCTTACACCGGCGGCAAGCCCTCCCCGTCACAGGAGTACCCGCAGGAGATTGAAAGCGTAGGGCAGGATGGCGAGATTGAGGTTAAGACACTGGGCGCGAATCTGTTTGATGCTTCCACTGCATTAAAAACACAGATAGATGCAGGACTTCTGCATATAAACGATTCCGGAGAGGTAGTTTTAAACGGAACTTTTGGTACAAATAACCGAAATTTTTACATAACGTTAAAACCTGGGGTATATTGTCTAACAGGTGGCGCTATATGGCACATTATTGCATCTAAAGATTCCGTATTTGATCGAATATTAACAATTGATGAAGAAACAACTTATCACTGTTATATTAGCAATGGGACATATAACGAAGTAGTGTCTAATCCGATGATTAACGCAGGCTCAACCGCCTTGCCATACGAACCCTACAAGCCCGCCCAGACCCTCATCATTCCCACACCAAACGGTCTTTCTGGGATCCCGGTATCATCCGGCGGAAACTACACAGATGCAGACGGGCAGCAGTGGGTATGCGACGAGGTGGATTTTAAAAAAGGAGTGTATGTGCAGAGGGTCGCAACAGAAACACCAAAAGCAAAGTGGAAAAATTTTGAAGAAACCGCTGATGTTCCAAACAGATATCGTATTTCTGGAGCCCTTGTAAATAGATATAGGGATGGTTCGACTAAGTGTTTAATCTCACATGGTATTTATGCAAATTGGGGAATTGCTCCCGGATGGGCATTAAATTCAACAACTTTTTATTATCATCCCAAAGAAGATGTTACAAAAGAAGAGGCTAAAGAACAGATTCTTGGTTTTATAAACTCAGCCAATCCATTGACGTTTTTAGGGCAGCTTGAAACACCGATCGAAAAACCTCTTACCACAGAGCAGCTTGCCACTTATAAAGCCCTGCGAACCTACAGCCCAACAACGACCGTGGCAAACGATGCGGAAGCGGGGATGAGCGTGGGATACGCAAAGATGAAATAAGGGTACGCCATAAAATGCGGGAGGTGGTAGAATGAACCTGGATACGAAAGTTGGGGACGTGGAGATTAAGCTCGATACGTCCCGCATAGACGATAATCTGCTGGAAGCCCAGAAGCTTTTGAATATGCAGGTAGTGGCGGACAGCGCCCCCTTCGTTCCATTCCGGCAGGGTGCACTAAGAAACAGTGTAAGATATCCAGACGGGGTATACGGCGGCATCGTTGAGTATGACACGCCATATGCTCATTATTTGTACAAGGGCGTTGTGTACGGTCCGAATATCCCGCTTAAAGACGCAGAGGGGAACATCATAGGGTGGACATCCCCTCCCAGCAAAAGCCCGACGCAGAGACGGATTAAATATCACGAGCCGGGAACAACGTCTGAATGGTTCGAGGAAGCCAAAAGGCGGCATAAAGACGACTGGCTGAATCTTGTGAGAAAAACGGTGGGGAAAGAGTGATGCTGAGACCAGAGTATTTTGAAGGGAAAGCTGACCGGATATTAGAACTCTATGAACGGCTGGAAAACTTTATCCTGCGGGATATCGCCAGAAGGATTTTAAAATCCGGGAAAATCACAGCCACGGCGGACAGGTTGCTGTACAGGCTGGAGCAGTTGGGGGAAAGCCGGGATGAGATACAGCGGCGTATCATGGAACTGACAGACCTGAGCGAAAAAGAACTGCGGAAGCTCCTGCGTGGTGCCGTGCTGACATCGTGGGAAGATGATGCGGTTACACTGTCAGAAATGGGTATCGCGGCGCAGTCTCCGCTTGAAAATGCACGATATATGGCTGTTATTGAAGCAGAGTACATAAAAAGCCGGGCGGAGTTGAAGAACCTCACAAGGACGACGCTGGAGCAAAGCCAGAAAGACCTTGTGGCGCTGCTCGACGAAGCCGATGTAAGAGTGGCAAGCGGAGTGCAAAGCTATCCCGCAGCCATAGCGGATGTGCTGGATGCGTATGCAGGACGCGGCGTTATGGTGGATTACCCGACAGGGACGCGAAGGACGCTGGAATCGGCAGTACGATGCTGTGTAGTAACGTCAATGAACCAGACGGCGGCGCAGCTTACAAATAGGTATATCGTGGACAGCGGAACAGAGTATGTGTTGACCTCGGCGCACCTCGGGGCAAGAGTAAGGCGCGACGGGCAGCCCTTGCTTGCGGGTCATGACGAATGGCAGGGACGTGTATTTAAAATTGACGGAAGCGAGCCTGGATATCCGAACCTGCTGGAATCGACGGGGTATGATATTGATCTGACCACGGGAGAGGGCAGGGTTGTGGATATGAGAGGGCTGCATGGCTATAACTGTCGTCACGGTCATATGTTGTTTGACAAGCGGATGAAGAATCCGTGGAGGGACGCAGAAGGGAATCTGCTGGATGGAAGCGGAAATAAAATTACCGATGCTGAAAATCTAAAACGGTATGAGGACAGCCAGAAGCAGCGATCTATGGAGCGCGGAATCCGAAAGACGAAACGTCAGCTGATAGTAAAACAGGAAGAGCTTGCATGGGCGTCCGACACGGAACGGGAAAAGCGCCAGCAGGAATATGATAAGCTGGCTTACCGATTGCAGGGACAGAACAGGGCTTATAACCAGTATTGCGAAGAACATGGATTACAGCCGCAGTATGATCGGAATGCATTAGCGGGATTCGGATACCCGCAGCAAAAGGCAGCAAATAAAGGGGCAAAAAGACATGCGGAGAAAGAAGGGACTGGGAAATGAGTCATTGGGCAAAATTCAATCCAAATCCACGCTCTCAGCGCGTCGGGGATTGCGTCATAAGGGCGATATGCAAGGCTATGTCTATTGATTGGGAAACCGCCTTTTCTGGCGTCATGGTAAAGGCTTGTCAGTTTTCGGATATGCCGTCTGCAAATGTTGTCTGGGGCGCATACCTGCGTGAGAACGGATTCCGCCGGTATATCGTAGACGACCACGGACAGCATGTTTACACGGTAGATGATTTTTGCCGAGACCATCCAGCAGGGACGTATGTGCTCGGGATAGACGGCCATGTGGTGTGCGTCAAAGATGGACATTACTGGGACACATGGGACAGCGGTCAGGAGATACCGATATACTACTGGGAGAAATAAGGAGATAGGCACTATGGAAACGATACAGGCTATTCTTGCTGTGTGCGGCGGCATTTCGGTGATAGGGGGCGCTGTGGCTGTGATACATAAATGGATATCCCCCGCGATTAAGCTCACCACGCGGGTAAAAGTCCTTGAAGAGCATGACAAGCGAGACTTTGAAACGATGCATGAGATTAGGGAGCGGGACAGCCTAATCATGGAGACATTGGTAACGATGCTTAACAGCCAGATATCAGGGAACAATGTTGAGCAGTTAAAAGAAACGAGGGGCAAGCTTATATCTTATCTGGCGCGGACGCAATAAGGGGAGTAATCTTGAAGGTATACGATTTTACAGTGTTTGAACTGAATTTTTTTCGCAAATACTGCAATTTTACACCTGAGGAACGGCAGCTTTTTGAATTACGGGCGCAGAATATCCCACTGGAAATGTGCGCGGAGATGATGAACGTGAGTGTGTCCACCGTGAAAAGAATGAGCCAGCGAATAAACAAAAAGATAATACGAGTATGCTGATTTGATACTTTTGTAAGCCTTTGATGAACTGTCAGAGGCTTATTTTTTATGCCATAATTTAGCCATAGAAAGTCATTAAATTAGTCATAGGAGGCGCAGACATGGCATTACCATATCAAGGATACGGCTATAATCCGTATCAGTATGGACAAGTAAATCCGCTACAGCCGCAGATGGACAGGCTGGCGCAGATGCAGGCTCAGTATCAGCAGCCACAGCAGGTAAATCAGGGGATCCTGTGGGTGCAGGGCGAGGCTGGAGCTAAATCTTATCTTGTCGCTCCAAATACAAGCGTCCTTCTGATGGATTCCGAAAACTCTAATTTTTATATAAAAACTACCGATGCCGCCGGGATGCCGACGCTCCGCACCTTTGCTTACAAAGAGGTCACAGTGGGCGCGAAAGAGCCACAGAAACAGGCGGAAGTGAACTTAGATGATAAATATGTTACGCGGAAGGAATACGACGATTTGAGAAGTAAATATGAAGAATTATATAGTTATCTCGAAACGGCAACAAAGCCGGAAGGAGGAAAACATGGCGAATCCCTTGTTTGAGGCCCTGAATGGTAATAGAATGGCCGGAATGCTGGAACAGTTCCAACAATTCCGGAAAGAGATGGAGGGCAGGAATCCGAATGAAGAGATTAACAGGCTGTTGCAGTCTGGCAAAATAAACCAGCAACAGTTAAATCAAGCCCAGCAGATGGCGCAGCAGATGCAGGGCATGTTTAAAGGCTTTTTTAAATAGTACACAACCGGGTGCACACGGTTTTGTAAATACATTATCGAAGGAGATAATTACTATGACAGACGGTTTAACCGCTTCTGATGTTGCCGTATTAACCGGCGGCACAGGAAAAAATGACGGCTTCGGCGGAGATTGGGGTGCATGGATTATCCTTTTCCTGATTTTCGGTATGTTTGGCTGGGGCGGCTTCGGCGGCTGGGGCGGAAATGGTGGAGGAGCAAATTCTCCTGCATTTCAGGGTTATGCAACCCGTGCCGATATCGACGCAGCGCTGTCCACGCAGGGAATCGAAAACGGGATCCAGAACCTTTCCGGCCAGCTTTGCAACGGCCTTGCTGGCGTAAACGCCAACCTGTCAAATCTGGGTTATCAGATGCAGCAATGCTGCTGCGATACCCGTGAGGCTATTGCTGGCGTAAACTACAACATGGCAGCCCAGACAAACATCCTCCAGAATACCGTAAACAACGGAATCCGAGATGTAATTGACGCACAGAACGCCGGAACACAGCGCATCATCGACCTGTTTACACAGGACAAGATACAGTCTTTGCAGACCGAGTTACAGTCCGCACAGCTCCAGCTGTCTAACAACGCACAGACAAACAGCATCTTAAATGCTTTGAGACCTACACCCGTGCCGTCTTATCCGGTCATGTCCCCGTACACGTCCATCGTAAACCCGACAGGCTTTAGCTTTGGCGCCGGATGTGGCTACGGAGGCAACACGGGATGCGGATGTTAAAACTTCAGACGGAGTATCTTCGTGGCATTATTTTGCCATGATGTTCGGCTGATGCCGTTATTCACAAAAAGGGGCAGGCTGAGAACGTCTGCCCCTTTTGAAATGAAGGGAGAATAAAATGATTGAGTTAGTAAACACAACGCCGGTCACGGTCCCAGTAGGGCAGTCCATCCCGTTTTCGGCAGTGGCAACAAAGGGCGGATGCGCAGAAAGACACAGGGCTGGAAGCGCGCAGATAACGCTTGTAAAGCCCGGTAGATATCTGATCACATTTTCTGGGAACGTCGCAGTACCGACTGGGGAAACGGTAGGAGAAGTGGCGCTGGGAATTGCCAGAGATGGGGAAATCCTCGGCGGCACGGTGATGCGTGCCACCCCTGCGGCAGTAGAGCAGTATTTTAACACATCGTCCCAGACATACGTCGATGTGTTCTGTGGATGCTGTGAAAACGTTTCCATCAAAAACGCAGGGACAATTCCTGTGTTAGTAGACAACCCGAATATAACAGCTGTTCGGGTTTGCGGTTAAGGAGGGCAGGCCATGAGTTACAAATTGATGCAGAACATCCGGGAAGAACTGGATAAAATCGCGGAAAAAGGTCTGAACACGGGCAATCTAGAGACCGCATACAAATTGATAGACATGTTGAAAGACATGGAAAATTTGGAATACTGGAAGTGCAAAGAGGGTTATTATAACGCCGTCCTTGACGAAATGGAAAGCGGATATAGCCAGAATGGAGAGTACAGCGAGAGGCGGAAACGCGACAGCCGTGGGAGATACAGCAGGGATGACGGAATGAGCATGACGGCTTATGACGATGGATCCTCCTATGCGCGACGTGGGGAGCACTATGTAAAGGGTCACTATAGCCGTGGAAACGGAAACAATGACCCTTATGATGATTACATGGAAAACAAGCAGTCTTATCGCAACGGCAAGTCTGAGGATTGCAAGCGGCGTATGCTGGCCGCTCTGGAAGAGCACATGGATGCGCTAACAGAAGAGCTTGGAGATCTGTCAAAGGATGCGGACTGCCGAGAAGAACGGGAGACCATTTCGCGGTATATCGAAAAATTACGAAAGATGATGTGAGTAAAGGCGGCGGGTAAACCTGCCGCTTTTGCTTTAAACATGGGTACGCCATAGCTTTTTTTGTTTGGTAAAATGTATTAAAGGCTATGGAAAGGAATGATAATCATGGATATCAAAAGGGTATACTGTCCTGTCTGTAATAGCAAAACGCGGTCAGCATTCCGCAAGGATACGAGAAGCAGCCGGGTTCAAGCCCCGGCGCACGGTATAGGTGCATTGTTTAGACAGCGCCGATCATTACGCTTTTCGCCCGGTTCGCTACCCCGGGCGCTTTGTGGGATAGCTCAGGAGGTAGAGCAGCGGCCTTATCGTGTGTCATGGGTTCAATTCCCCTTCCCACAACTACCCCGCCCGTGGTTTATCGGGCTTAATCCATACCGCTGACGGGCGGTTAATCAATCACGTTTAGGAGGATAAAGATGCAGAATATTGAAGCAATTTTGACAGAACTGGGAATTGAGGTCTCGGCGGACAAAAAGGAAAGCCTTACGAAAAAGGTGGCGGAAAATTACGTCACGAAAGCTGAACATGAAAAGAAGCTGGGAAAGGCTGAGACTGACCGGGACACGTGGAAAGAAAAAGCTGAGACGGCAGAAAGCACCCTGAAAGGCTTCGAGGGCGTTGACCTTGAAACAATGCAGAAGGATTTGGCTGATTGGAAGAAAAAGGCCGAGGATGCCGAGAAAAACGCACAGGCGCAGCTGTATGAGAGAGATTTCACGGACGCTCTGAAAACGGAGTTTGAAGGAATTAAATTCTCGAGCGAAGCGGCAAAGCGCGCAATTATGGCAGAAGTCAAGGAGGCCGGATTAAAGCTGAAAGACGGGAAAATCCTCGGACTGAATGACCTCATAGCCCAGATGAGGGAAAAGGACGCTTCGGCATTTGTTGACGATGAGCAGCAGAAAGCACAGCAGAATCAGGCACGCTTTACACAGCCGACAAATAAGCAGGGGCAGGGCGGCGCGCTGACGAAAGACCAGATTATGAGCATCAAGGATGCTTCTGAGCGTCAGGCTGCAATTGCTGCGAACATGAGTTTATTTAATTAAAGCAGGAGGGCAATTATGGCGGCAAAGGCAAATATAATCGGAACAACAGATATACAGGTAACAGCCAGAGAGCTGGACTTTGTTACGCGTTTTGAACGCAACTGGCAGCATCTGCGGGAAATCTTGGGGATTATGCGCCCCATCAAGAAGCAGCCCGGCGCAGTGCTGAAAAGTAAATACGCGGAAGGTACGCTCGAGGATGGTGCAGTAGGCGAAGGCGAGGATATCCCGTATAGCAAATTTACCGTAAAGGAAAAGAAGTATAAGGAGATGACCATCGAGAAGTATGCGAAGGCTGTTTCCATTGAGGCAATCAAAGATCACGGTTATGACAACGCTGTCCAGATGACTGACGACGAGTTTCTCTATCAGCTTCAGGCGGGCGTGACAAAGAAGTTTTACGACTATCTGAAAACCGGAACGCTCACGTCCGAGGAAACAACCTTCCAGATGGCACTTGCGATGGCAAAGGGCAAGGTTGAGAACAAGTTTAAGCAGATGCACCGGAACATCACCGGGGTTGTCGGTTTTGTGAACATCCTTGACGTGTACAAGTATCTCGGAGCAGCGAACATCACCATCCAGAATCAGTTCGGCTTCCAGTACATGAAGGATTTTATGGGGTTCAATACAATTTTCCTCCTTTCTGACAGCGAGATCCCGGCTGACACGGTGATCGCTACACCGGTGGAAAACATCGTGATGTATTACATCGACCCCAACGACAGCGACTTTGCGAAGGCAGGCCTTGTGTACACGACCAGCGGAGAAACGAATCTGATCGGTTTCCACACGCATGGCAACTACAACACCGCCGTATCTGAGGCGTTTGCGATTACCGGACTTACTCTGTTTGCGGAATACCTGGATGGTATCTCGAAAATCACCGTAAACGCGGGGGGTTGATGGCCGCCAGTACACCCCTGAATACTGACGGCGAACCGCTTTCCGGGGAAACAAGACGGAAGAGTAGGAGATAAGGAGGCCGACGGGATGGCATACACGACATTTACATTTTATGAACAGATCTACCACGGGAATGTCGTCCCGGCGGAGGACTTTGATCGTATCGCAGATCGCGCCAGTGACTTTCTGGACGTCATAACCTTTGACCGATTGGCTGACGGCTTACCGTCTGATGAAAGGGCGGCGACAAAGGTACAGAAAGCCGTGTGTGCGGTCTGTGATAAGTTATATCAACTGGAGCTGGCAGATAAACAGGCGCTATCTGCCGCTGCCGGGGGGACATCTTCCGGCGGGGCTGGCGGTGTTACTTCGGGAGTAATTACTTCCAAGTCTGCCGGTTCTGAATCAGTTTCCTACGCCTCCCCGTCTGAAATGGCAAACGGCGCAAAGGCATGGAGCGCGGTCTACCAGGCGGCCGGGGATGCACAGGAGACGAACAAGCTTCTGGCAGATGCGGCAATGCTTTATCTGGCAGGAGTGAAAAATGATGATGGCGTACCGTTGTTGTACGCAGGAACGAGGTAGATATGGAGATGTTGTTTACAAATATGACCGCAATTTTGGCGGTTATCGGTGCATTAGCGTTTATCGTGTCGGTCATCACACAGGTATTTAAGGGTGTAGGCGTGCTTTCCAAAATCCCTACGGATATCCTCGTGCTTGTCCTGTCCATCGGGATTACAGTGACCGCGTTTGTAGCATATATGCAGTACATCCAGCAGACTATTATTTGGTACATGATTCTGGCGGCTATTCTGGCGGGATTTTTAGTTGCTTTCGTGGCGATGTACGGATGGGAGAAGTTTGCAGAATTATGGAGCAGATTTAAGAAAGGCGAGTAGGAATGGGATATCGAACCAGTCGCAGTTACGACAATCTGGAACGCAGGATATTTGACGGCGTTGGAGAGTATGACATACCGGAAATATCCCCTGTGACTTATGAAGGCGGTTGTGACTGGATCGGATTTAATTATGCAAAATCTTGCAAAAATCCATCTGAAAAAGGTGTTCATTTCTTTTTGGATGATTACCAGTTTTGCCGCCTGTGGTCAAACATAGACCGGTATATCCCGATGCTTCAAAGATTCCGCTATGTAATGTCTCCAGATTTCTCTACCTATACAGATTTTCCTAAGGTGATGCAGATATACAACCACTACCGGAAACACTGGTGTGCGGCGTATATGCATGAGGCAGGAATACAAGTTATCCCGACAATCTCATGGAGCACGCCGGACTCATTTGACTGGTGCTTTGACGGGGAGCCGGAGGGCGGAACCGTGGCGGTATCTTCTGTTGGCTGCATGAACAGCAAGGAAAAAAAGGCGCTGTTTTTGGCAGGGTATGAAGAAATGGTGCGGCGGTTGCAGCCGGAGACGATCATCTTTTACAGTTCTGTGCCAGAGGAATGCATGGGAAATATCGTGAGAATCCGGGCGTTTACGGATAAATTTAACGAAGCTCTTTGTGAAATGAGGGATACCGATGAATGATGCGATAGTGACAATATTCAATTTTTACGAATCCAGCACTGCCGCCATCTGGTATCCCCATGTGCTTTCCGGCGTGCATCTTGAGACTGATCGGGGGCAGATCATGAAACTGTACGGGACAGACAGCACAGATAACGCACAGTTACATATCCCGTTCGGGGTTAAGAACGGGAGAAAAATTATTGTTGATACCGTCGGAAAAGAATTGCCGTGGCTTCCGCCGAAGGAATGGAACAGACAGGTAAATGATCTGTTGCCAGACAGCATTACATTTAATCCGTCTACAGACTTTTTCATGGTAGGAGCATGGGACGGTGCCGTACTCGTGAACGATGCAGATTATACAGACAGGCGATATGAAGGGTTTTATGCGTTTATGAATGCCGAAAAAGATTTTGTTTACCTGATATCGTCAGTGGGAGGACCGTATACGGTAATCCCGCATTTTGAAATCTTAGGGAAGTAGGTGGTGAAGGTGGCTGAACCTATCGGGAATGATGCTACTGGATATGATGTTCTGACGGCGGCGATGAAGTCGCTGCTTAACCAGTTTCCGGGGCTGTATCCAGATGAAGTAATTAAATTCGAGGAGCTTGGGACTGAAGATGGCATTGCGTTTTCCAATGATTCCGGGGCGCTGGTGTATACAGAAAAAGAAGATATACTCGGGCGGATATATCAGGAATGCCGGTATCCCTGCTTTGTAGTATACCGTTCGACCACGGGAGCAAGGGAACGACAGAAAATTACTATTCTGGAATTCCTGGATACGCTGGGTCGCTGGCTTTGCCACGAACCCTCCGGGATTGAAGGGAAAGAGTACGAAAAAGCGGTATACCCAGATCTGACCGCAGGGCGGAGGGTTGAGCGGGTAACACGCGGGAACGCATATGGGACACAGCCGCAGGAGAATGGCGTGCAGGACTGGGTTCTACCGGTTACGGTTTTTTATAAAAATGTTATCGAGCCTGAAATTTAAGAAAGGAAAAAAGCAATGAAAAGACATTTGTTGAGACATTTTGTCGATGTAAAAATGGACACGAGCTCTGAGGGGACAGCGGCAGACTACCGGCTTCTGGGAACGGGTATTACCTCTTTAACAGAGGAAATGAACCCCGAGACGGAGACGGTGCAGTACATCAATCAGGAAAACGGATCTACGGACCTTAAATCCTATACGCCGTCCATCGAAGTTGAAAGGCAGAACGTAGACGAAGAGGATCAGGATCTTACAGACTGGTTTAACAAGATGATAGACACGCTGCCCGTCGGAGCTGATGCCATAACATCCTATGTCCGCGTGAGAGTTTCCGGCTCTGGACCTGAATATCCGGCAGTCCGCCGTCGCTGCGTTGTGAGTGTAGGTGGCACAGGTGGCGATGCAGGGTCAAACGTGACAGATACACTGACTCTGGGCGGCAGAGGTGACGGAGAAGCTGGAACGTTTAACGTAACCACAAGAAAATTCACGGCGACGCCCGCGTCTGAAAAGGCTTTAACGGAATAAGGAGGACAAGATGGGAGCAGCAAGTTTACGAGTAGACAGTGGCGTCAAACGCATTGAGGTCAACGACAACGGCGATTATATTGCGGTCAACATCTCTGACAACAGCTTTTTTAAGCGTTTTGACGATTTTGTGGCATGGCTGAATGCAAAAAACGAGGAAGCCGATAGGATTGCTAATGATTCTTCCGGTGATTTCACGGAACGCTTCGGAGCGTATGACGCTTTATGCAAAGAGGCCTGCGCTGAGTTGGATTCTCTGTTTGGGAGCGGGTGTTGCAAAAAGGTGTTCCCTGACGTGGAATCCCCGGGAATGGAGCTTATCGCGGACTTTTTAGACCAGATCATACCGATTCTTCAGGGCTTCGCCACTGAACGAAATCAGAAAATCACAAGCAAATACAGCCCGAACAGGAAAGGGGCGCGAAGCAATTAAATGTGGAATGTGCTGCTTGATAAATTCCCAACAGAATATGAGGGTTTCCGCATAGACGAAGCCTTCCAGACAGGGATCCAGATTTCACAGGCTTTGCAAGATCCGGACCTGTCAGACGATGAAAGGTTGGCTGTAGCGCTGGGGCTGCTGTATCCGTCAGAGGATGGGGACGGCAGCCCTTCTTCTTTACCCGATTTAAAAACTGCCGTGGATGGCCTTAGGTGGTTTCTGAGCGGGTGGTATACCGACAACCGCCCGAAGGATGAGGACAAAGTTCCGGTAACAGATTTTGACATAGACCAGTGGCGCATCTATTCAGCATTTCTGGAGAAGTACGGAATCGACCTGAACCGGTCTGACATGCACTACTGGGCGTTCATGGGACTGCTGTCCACGCTCGGTGAATGCGCATACACGAACGTCATAGCCATCCGGCAGCAGAAAATAGACCCTAAGATGGACACGCGTGCAAAACAGGCATTGCAGGAGCAGAAACAAATATTTGCAATAGAGCGGGAAGAGGAACTGACAGAAGAGGAACAGGAAGACGTTGACGCTTTTATGAAATGGATCAAGGTAGGAGGCTGATATGCCGAAATATGACGGTTCGATACGGATAAACACAAAAATTGAAACAAAAGATTTAAACAGCCAGATGATGCGCGTGTCTAATGCCATAAAAAAAGACAGCGCGGCTTTAGATTCTCTCAATCGCAAAATGGAAGAATTTTCGCAAAAGAAAATCCCGACAGAAAAATTTGCAGAATTACAAAGAGAGTTAGAAAAGGCAGAATCCGAGTATTCAAAACTGCAGGCCCGTATGTCACAAAAGGGGGCGGCAACGTCTGAGTATAAAGCTTTACAGAAAGACCTCGTTGCGGCGCAAGGAGAGCTGTCTAAGCTTGTAGCACGTCAGACAGACTGGGAAAACATGGGGGTACCTCAAACCGGCGGCGCATGGGACGTACTAAATGAACAGGTTGCAGCCGCATCCGACCGTGTAGATGATCTGAAAGAAAAGCTTCAGCAGATGGAGAACAGTGGAAAGGCGTATACCCCGAAGGTGGACAAGGCTCAACTGGATGAAGCGGCTCAAAAAGTAGATAAAATCAAGGAAAAAATAAACGCGGAGAAAGCATCCGGTAACGCGTTTGTATCCCCAAAAGATACAGAAGAATTTCAGAAGATGTCTGTAAAGGCGTCACAGCTTGCTGGGAACATAGATGTTTCAAAGCGCAGGCTGGCAGAACTTAACGCGAAGCAGAAGCCCATCAAAAAAGAATTCGATCGGATGAAGCGTTCTGCCGATAAAGCATTTAAAACAGCTTCGTCCGGCGCGAAAAAAAGCGCGGGGCTGTTCGGCACCTTTGCGCCAAGGCTGAAAGGAATCGCATTATCGCTGTTGATATTCAACTGGATTACAAAAGCATTTAATGCAATGGTATCTGGAATGCAAAAGGGGTTTTCAAACCTTGCAAAGTATTCTGCTCCGTTGGCAAATTCATTTCAGTCTCTAAAAAATTCACTGGCTACACTTGGGAATGCGTTTGCTGCTGCCTTTGCGCCAATTGTCCAGATGGTAATTCCATATCTCAATGCGCTTATAAACGGGATAGCGCGGGCGATAACATATGTGGCGCAGTTTATTGCCATCCTTGGCGGGAAAAGCACTTTCATCCGAGCGAAAAAGATACAGGATTCCTATAACGATTCCCTGAATGGAACAGCAGCGGCGGCAAAAAAGGCAGCCGGAGCTTTGGCAAAGTTTGATGACCTGGATGTGTTGCAAAAGCAGGATGATTCCGGCGGCGGTGGAGGCGGAACGCAGCCGAAAGACATGTTCGAGGAAGTCCCTGTTGATGCAGGAGTGAAGTCTTGGCTTGATGGGATTTTGGAGAATCTGAAACCTATTCTTGACTATGTAAAAGAGTTAAAAGATGCTTTTGCGGAAGGCTTCTGGGATGGCTTGGGTGATTTTGAATACCGCTTAGATATTATCAAAAATGGGCTTCAGCAAATCCGTGATGCATGGATAGAGATATGGTCAGATCCTGCGGTTGTGGGGGCTGCTGACAACTTCCTTAAAACCTTTATGTATATGTTGGGTTCCTTTACCGGATCAATGGCGAGTATAGGGCTTACTCTGGCGGCGGCTTTGATCGGCGGGATTGGAGATTATCTCGAAAACAATACCGACCGGATAAAAAAATTCCTGATATCCGCATTTAACGTGGGGGCAGATATAAACCTTCTTCTGGCTGATTTGTTCCAGAGTATAGCCCATGTATTTGAAGCATTTGCAAGCGAAAGCGGGATCCGCTTTGTATCGGCGCTGATAGGAAGCATTGCGGATGCAGCTATGGGGCTGACTGAACTTGCGCTTAAACTGGGGCGGGACTTTTTACAAATGCTTATTGTACCGTTTACAGAAAATGCTGACGGGTTCAAGACTGCACTGGAGGGGTTATTAGGTGGCGCAGCTACCGTGCTGGAAGGATTTAAGACGGCTGTAGATAAAGCGTTTGATAGCCTGAATGCAATGTACGACGCTCATATAAAGCCATTATTTGATAGTTTAACGAGCGGGCTTTCAGAGGTTGTCAACCATTTTTTAACCGCATGGAATACACACATTCAGCCAGTTATCGACAGAATCGGGACTAGAATATCAGAGCTTCTTACGCAGTCTTTTCTGCCGGCTTGGGAAGCTATAATAAGAGGAGTTGGGTTGGTTGCGGATATTTTAAAATCTTTTTGGGAGAGTATTTTGCAACCGATTGTTGACTGGATTATGACCTACGCAGTGCCATTCTTGGTGCAAGGATTAGGGGTGCTGTTAGAGTTTATTATACTTGGAATTAAGACGATTGTTGACGGTTTTACAACCTTTATGACGTTTATAAACGATTGTTTAGAATTTTGGAAAGAGGCGTGGGCGGTTGCTTGGGATACGTTCAACGATTTCTGGAATAAGATAAAAAGTATTATTGACATCATGAAAACTGTATTTCGTCTGTTTGTAAAAGTTGTTAAGCAGCTGATTGATGGAGACTGGAAGGGCGCATGGAATACCGCGCAGGAAATCTTCACGATTTTTAAAACCAAAGTAGAAGGCGTCGTGGATTCTATAAAGGCGTTCTTGTCCGGCTTCTTTACATGGGTTAGCGACATGATTGCAGGCGTTATAGAGGAAATCAAGAACATCGGCAGCGGTATCAAAAACGCATTTACTGGTGGCGGATCATCGAAGCCGCGAACAATGTCCACGCAGCCGTATGCCATAAACGAAAGCTTTGCATCTCGTACCCTGCGGGATATCCCGGCGCTTGCATCTGGCTCGGTAATCCGTGGCGGCAACCCGTTCTTGGCGATTCTGGGCGACCAGCGGGCAGGGCAGACCAACATCGAAGCGCCGATAGGCACAATCAAACAAGCCGTATCGGAGGTAATGGCAGAGAGCGGCGGCGGATTTAGAACGGCGAAAATTGTCTTGCAGGTAAACGGGGTAGATCTGGCGCAAGCTACACTGCAGGATTTCTTGTCAGAAGCAAATAGGCAAGGATATGATCTGGAGGTGATCGGGGGATGATTTTTACACGCGGCATATACATAGATGGGGAGTATTTTAACATCCCCATCGTGTCCATAAAAAGAAACGCGGATTTCCTCGACAAATTCGCCGAAAGAGTTGAAACAGGAGAGCTCCAGCGTGAACTGATAGGCGTGTATTTTAATTACACAATGACGGTCGGGAAGAGCAGCTCGTTCCCGGATGGCGTATATAAACGTTTCTGGGATAAGGTCACAGAGCCCGTACCATTCCATGTTATTTCGCTGCCGTCAGATCCTGGTTATTACGAATACACTGCTTATATATCCAGCGTCTCGGATGAATACGAAAAGATAACACAGGACAGCGCTGATTATAAAGGGTTTACCTGCAAGTTTACGGCGAAAGAGCCGGCAAGGAGACCGTAATGAAAACAGAATTTTATGTCGAATACAATCTGCATGACACGACTGCTCTGCCTGATGCAAAAGAAAGCACAGAGCGCAATGCCGCTTTTGGGGATATGGGGCTGTTTAAGTTAAAAGGCAGCCCACCCAACTACGCTACACTGGAGCACAATTTTTTCGCGCTGGATGGGAGTCTTAGCGAAATGCCAGACACGCCGACGGATATCCCGTTTTTTTCTGATGTGCAAGCGGGCGCAGATGGAATTTTCACAAAACAGCCTGTAATCAGAATAGATTTTACCGAAAATCATACATCTATCGGGCTGACTTTTCATTTTTCAGAAGCATTTCCGCTGGAAATGGAAGTGACGTGGTACGACCTCGGCGGTACATATAAATCGCAAAAACGTTTCTTCCCGGACAAACTGAATTATTTTGCCGAAAACCAGGTGGAGGAATACGGACGAATTGAGATCCGATTTGTACGTGCCCTACCGTGGCACAATGTAAAGTTAAACTATCTCGAGTATGGCACAACGTTTATCTGGGGTCCGGATGTCATAAAAAGCGCGAAGCTCGTAAATGACACAGATCCTATCAGTAACCAAATCAAGACGGACAAGATTACGTTTGACTTTGTTGACCCTGATGATGATTTTAATATTGGCAAAATCGACGGGTTGCACAAAACATTGCAGAAAAAGCAGAGAATGTTACCCTATGAAATCGTTGACGGCGTGAAGATGCCGCTGGGCGTGTTTTTCATGGAATCTAACAGTACCGCAAAAAACGTCACACAAATATCGGCGATTGACTACAAAGGGATGCTTGCTAATGTGGATTTTAAAGACGGGCGGATATACGACGGAGAAACGGCGGGAAGTGTGATCGAAGAGATTATGACAGCGGCAGGGATTGAAGATTATACAGTAGAGGAAGAGGTGGCGAAAACGCCCCTGTATGGCACGCTTAAAATCCAGACCTGTCAAAAAGCTCTGCGTGAGGTATTGTTCGCTTGCGCTGCGATTATGAACACATCCCGCCGGTCTGGAATCGAAATACGAAAATCGACCAGAAAAATATCGACAACGATTCCGCGCAGCCGGAAATTTTCCACGACGTTAAAGGCAGATCCTTATGTGTCAGACGTAAGCGTAAAATATAAAACGTGGGTGTTGGACGCGGCGGAAAGCGAGATTACGAAAGGCACATACGATCCTGGGATACATACAATTCAGCTCACAAGCCCGGCAGCGAACATGAGCGCATCTGCTGGAAGGATTGTTAAACAAATGCCGTACTATGTTGTGCTGGAAATCGCTGGAAACTCCCGTGCAGAGGTCACGATCACGGGGCACAAATATGTTGGTACAGAGCTGGCTACACTGTCCAGAATCGAGCATATAAAGTCCGGTGAAGTGCGGAACACGAAAACATTTTCCGGAACGCTTTTAAATTACGAAAGCGCACAGAAGGTTGCAGACAATATCCTGGATTATTACCAACTCCAGCAGATCATCCAGACACGTCATTTGTCCGCAGAGGAAAAAGCGGGGGACTGGGCGGAGGTTGAAAATACCTTGAAAATGCACGGAAATTTTGTCGCCTGTATAGAATCCCTTAGTGTTGACCTTACAGGTGGATTTGTGGGTACGGCAAAATTCCGTGGATATTATAAAATAACAACAGAAGAGTATTATTCCGGCGAGCTGTATTCTGATGAGGAGGTAGGGATTTTCTGATGGAATGGGTGTATGACCGAACGCAGGCGGACGTTGAACGGGTAAAGGTTTTGAATGATAAATACGCTGCAGGGACAATCTCCGAAGAAGAAAAAATGGAATGGGCTGCCGGAATGAAGGGAGCGTTGAATGTAGCGGATTTGAACCGGATCGAAAGTAACATCCGTGAGATCGCTGAAACTTTGGCGGTAAGCGTGACGGTGAAGACATGGGGGGCGAATCAGATTCCGCGAGTAAGTGATTTTAAACGGATCCGCGACAACGTGCAGCGGATCCGTGAAGCGTGGAGTGCTCTGAAAGATACACCTGCCACACCAGACCCGCCGCTGACTACTTATCAAAAATGGAACGCCATAGAACGGATCTTGCACGATGTCAAATATGTATATGACAGAGTTATGGGCAGTTATTATTATTGCGGCGATGAAATCTACGCCGGGGAAGGAATAGGAATTTTATAATGGCAGAAACATGGTTTACCCCGAAAGAATGGAAAGCCCGCCTTGTGGAATTTGCAGGACGGCGGCTTCTGAGAAACGTTGCAAACGGGCAAACAGCAACGTATGACGTGTCCCGTAGCGAGGGGCAGATTTCGCAGGAGGGGGATGCGTTTAACACAAAAAACATGAACGACCTCGAACAGCGAATCTCGAACGGATTTGCGAATGCAAAGACAAATATTGATGCGCTAAATAGGGATTTGAAGTTTCCCGATGGTGTCGGATTTTATCCCGATATACAGGACGGAGTCCGCGGATACAATACGGATTCCAAACGAGGTGCTGATACATTCACCCCTTTTAAAAAGACTGTGAATTTAGGGACAGGAACAAAGTTTGATGTATCATTATACTCAAATCATAAGAAATTCACAGCAGACAATTTTATAATCAAAATCGAAAGGGTAACAACTTCTCAATCCCCTACAGATAACGATCAGGATAATGGCAATGCCGGAGTAAACATATCTCCTACCGTGAGTTATGATGCCGAAAAAGGAATCGTTATGGTGTCTGGATTAGAGGGTATAGGGCGTTTTAAAACTTATGGATCAACAGGCTGTATTATCAGAAGTAAAGTTGAAGTCAGCGTTTGGCTTATATTTTAAACTGGCTACTTAGTGAACTAAAACAAATGTAATTATAAATTAAATACACACAGAAAAGAGGTAAAAATATGAAAAAAATCGTATTTAAATCTGGCAAAGAATTGGAGATTGATGGGATTACCCAAAGCGGGAAATCGTTACAAATCTCTATAAAAAGCAGCGATGTAAAAAGCATCATCGACACGTTTTCCAATTCTGAAAACACGGCTGTGATGCGATATTATGTTGGGACAGACCTGATATGCGGATATGCTGGGTTCAAAAAATTCGTGAGTTTGGAATATACGCCTGACGTGATAGCATCCATCAATTACGAGCAGGAGGACGCAACCACAGAAAGCGGGTTTGTGGAATCCCATGTGGCTGTATGTACGGTGCATATGGAAAAAGCTGAAGAAGCAGGGCTGCCGGAGGGACTGACTGATAAAGTCGCAAAACTGGAAAACGATGTGTCCAGCATCACGTCCGGCATCAACGAAGTTAACGGAATCTTGGAGGGCGAATGATATGTTTACAAAAAAAGCGAAAGATAATCTTCAGGCAATGTTAGGGCAGGCTAAATTCAGCGCTGCGAATAACACGGATGCACAGGCTTTGCGCGTCCCCTCTCTGTACCCCGAATGGGAAAAACTGGAAGAGGGTACGCATTTGGGAAAAGGGCAGCGCGTTAATTACAACAACGTGCTTTACAATGTCCTTAGTGCTCACGATAAACAGACACAGTGGACGCCGGAGGCGGCGCCTTCCCTGTTTGCAAAGGTACTCATCCCAGATCCTGGTGTTATCCCGGACTGGGAGCAGCCGGGAAGCACAAACGGATATAAAAAAGGCGATAAGGTAAAACACAATAGTAAGGTCTGGGAATCTCTGGTCGACAATAATGTATGGGAGCCGGGAGCCGTAGGAACGGATAGTGTATGGAAAGAAGTACAGGAAGGATAAGGTGATCCGATTATCTCCCGCGCAGGGTTAAGCGTGATTCTGGGGCGGCTGCGGTCGCCCTGTATCATATGGAGGTGTTTTTTATGTGGAAAGGAATTGACGTATCAGATAATCAAGGCGTGATAGACTGGGAACAGGTTGCAGCGTCAAAAGTTGCATTCGCAATCTTGCGCAGTGTGCGCCGATCGGGCAAGGAAGATCATCAGTTTGCTGCAAATCTGGAAGGCTGCCGAAAGCACAATATACCATTGTCTGTATATAAGTACACCTACGCAGCCACGCCGGAAACGGCGCGTGGAGAAGCTCAGCAGGTCGTAGAATTATTACAGTCTCACGGGCTTACCGGAACAATGGTCTGGTGGGATGTAGAGGACAAAGATGTGTTGCATCCGTTGGGCATTAAAAAACTGACAAAGTGCATCAGAGCGGCACAGGAAGTCATCACAACGGCAGGGTACGGGTTTGGGCTATATATCGGGCTGTATGTTTATAAGGAGCGCTGGCTTGACTTTGACGCGTTTGCTGGGACACGGCTGTGGGTGGCTCGATACTACAAAGGTTATCGAACGATGCAGTTTGATGACGAGCCGGATCAGGAATACAAGCCCGATGTTGACGGAAACATATCTGGATGGCAGTACACGAGCTGTGGGGAGATCCCAGGTATCAAGGGGGATGTAGATCTTGATATCGCATATGATGATTCTGCGGAATGGACGCATCCTGCAGCGGAGCCGGGAGTGATTTACACAGTATCCGTAGCTGATGTATGGACACGCGAGCAGGCAGAGGTTATCCAGCAGCAGTTTGCAGCGATGGGAATAAATGGGATTGTCCATAAGGTTAAGATCTTGGAATAAAGATATAGGCCGAGAGAACATTCAAAGTCCTCTCGGTCGCAGGCTATGATGAAATGATGAAGCGGCTATGTCCTGATAAGATTATCTTTTATGGATCTGTACCAGACGATTGCAAAGGTGATATAATCAGGATAAAACCGTTTAGCGATAAATTTAACGTTGTGGAGGTGGCGTCATGGTGATAAATTTACAGTTTTTCGGTGGGCGCGGCGGTCAAAGCGGTATGAGCGGAAGCAGCGGAGTTATTGACAGAAGCGCCAAAGAAAAAACAATCGAAACTGTTTACAGAGAAGCACGCGGGTACTCCCCTGGGTATTATAAAAGCGATATTTTAGAGGCAATCGATGCCGGAAACGGAGAACTTGCCTTTGCATATGCCACTCCGGTAGAAAGAGACAAAACAGCGAAGTCAAACAGGACGCAGTACCTCACTTATAAATTAAAGGCAGGAGCCGAAGACGGGGACGTTTT